TCCTGATGTGCGAAGATCTGGCGTATCGTAGGAGATAACAAAATCCTCCACGGGTATGAACCGTGCCACAGGTCTTTTTAAAGCTTCATCATAATAAATCTTCTTAAAGCATGATCCCACAATTGGAAGGTAGAACAGCATCTGATCAAGATCATCGAAGAATTCCTCCATCTTGTCCGTGATCTGATAGTTCATGAACTCCTTGACACGGGATGCCTGTTTGACTTTTTCCTCCGTATAGTCTCCCAGCATCTTTGTCTGAACAGGGCCGTTGGCTGGAAACAATTCCTTGATCGCTTGGGATTGAAACTGTATCGCCGCCTCCACCATCAGTGGATGATGTGCCGCACAAGCACCCGGAAACGGTTTTGTCGTCTCCTCCAGTTTTAATCCTAAAAGATCAATTCCCTTTTTAATGGTATCTTCCCAGTCAGACCTGCTTCTCTTGTCCGATTCGTATTTTGAAATCAGGTCACTGGACAGTTCGTCCAGCAATTCATCATCAATCTTATCCGCAAGATTATCGGTATGCTTTGTTTTTCTAACCTTTGGTTCCTTCTCATCCGGCATCTGTACATCGACAGATTCACGGGAAACCATCTGGTTGAATTCAGATGTTGTTTGTCTAGCCATTAAAATGTTCCTTCTATTTAATTTTTATTACCAGTAACTCCCCTTCGGCTTGGACGGCTGTATCGGAACGTCCTGCGGATGAGTTACAAAAAATCCTTGTCTCAGTCTGAGCAATGCCTGCGTGGTTGAATCCACGAAGTCATCGTAGTTTGATGTCGGGAACTGTGCACACTGGTTGATGACATCCTCCGCCCACCATTTTCCTTTCGGATACCATACACGCCCCGCCTCGAACATCGGGGTGACGGCGTGTGCCCTCGCCCTCTTGTCCATCTTCTTCGGGTTGTACGGCGTGATCGGCAGTCCCGCACGTTGCAGTTCCTGTATGAGTGACCATCCTGAAGCCTTCGCTTCCACGATGATGATGTCAGGCTCGTAGGTGTTGTAGAACTCCACGGCCTTCGTCTTCAAATCGGGGAACGCCCACCTGTCCCGTTGTGCCGAGATGAGGACGGCGTTCGTGATCTTCTGGCTGTCCTCGAATATACCCCAAGTGGTACAAGCGGAATAATCGCTTTTATCATTTGTGGTATAGGCCGTATCCCATGACTGCAATATGTACTGGCATTCCGGCGGTTCGTTGTGATCCCACTGTTTCCACCACCACCGCTTGATGATGTTTCCCTCTTCGGCGGCAGGTCGCTGCATGTACAACGCATTCCATTCACGGCTTCCCGCCGTCTTCTGGATGTCCTCCAGCCTTTCCTTATCGTACGCCTCCGGCCATAACGCCTCGCCCTTCTTCCTTTTCAGGATCTTGGCCGCCTTGTCGTCCAGTATCGCTGGAAACTCAATGACCTCCCACGGTTCGTGCTTTGTCTCCTTCAGGATCCATCCCGCAAGATCGTCCTCGTGCCACCGTGTCTGTATGAGTATGATTGATCCGCCGGGCTGCAACCGTGAATAAGCCGTTGACTTATACCAGTTGATGAGGTTCTCCCGCATCGCATCCGAGTCCGCCTCCTCCCGTCCCTTGATGGGATCGTCAATAAGAAGGAGATGTGCACCCCTGCCGGTGATCGCACCGCCAGCACCCACTGCATAGTACACACCCCCTAGATGCGTGTGAAACCTTTTAACAGATGTTGAGTCCCTTGACAAGTTGCATTCCGGAAAAGTCTTCTGGAAGTCGTCATCGAGCATCTGATTCCTCACTGACCGTCCGAAGTCATCCGCCAGATCCTGCGAGTATGTCGTTGCGATGACGTACTTCGATGGATTCTTGCCGATGAACCAAGCCGGAAAGAACTGCGATGTCAGTTGGCTCTTGCCATGCCGTGGCGGCATGAAGATCGCCAGCCTTTTGATCTCGCCCTTCTCCACAGCCTCCAGCTTTTCGGCCAGAAGCCTGATGTGGCTGGGCCACAGATAGCCTGACATCTGCATCCTTGCATATTCCAGCAGGGAATTCCTCGCCTTATCGGTCTTCTCCAGATCACCCAGTCTCCTCATCGCCCTTTGAAGGGCGATGATTTTTTCCGTGTCGTTGATCTGGATCTGCTCCATTAGGTGATCTTGATCTCCTTCGGCCTCAACTCCTTGGGAAGATTGCGGATGATCTTGACTTTCAAGAGTCCGTCCTCCATCTTCGCCTCCTCGACCTCTATGTGCCGAGCCAGAGAAAAAGACCTTGTAAAATTTCGAGTCGCCATTCCCTTGTGGATGTAGTCGTTCCCGTTCTTCTTCTTCCCCCCCGTGATCTTGAGGATGTTATTCTCCACGCTGACGCTGATGTCGGACTTCTTGAATCCGGCCACAGCCATTTCCAGCGTATAGATTCCGTCCCCCGTCTTCCGGATGTTATAGGGCGGGTATGTCTTGTCCACGTTGTGGATGTCGTTAAAAAAATCGTCAAAACCGATCACCATCTGCCTGAACAGGCTTGGGGTCAATCGATCCGACAATGTCATTGCACTGCCAATCATTGTTACTCCTTATGTTAGCAAGTTGAATCCCGTCCTGAATGGCACGGGTTAATGCACCGGATTGGTGCAAACTGAAAAAATTATATGAAATTATACAGGCGTGAACGGATAAAGTCAAGGGGTATATTCAAATATGTGTTAAAACATGTCGTGGGGGTCTATATGGATGTTATGATCAATGAAAAAGTGGGTGGGTGGGGTTCTACATATTGTTTATGCTCTGCTGGGACTCTTTCTCTCCCAGCTATTCCCTTTCTTTTCCATTCCTCTAGTTTGGTTTACTGTCATTACTGACAACATCTAGATCCAAACCTAGTTCTTGGGATAACGTCTTGATCATTGTTTGCAGTTCATTCTTGTTAAGACCATCTATGTTAGTAGCGACTTCTTGCCTACTATCGACACCACCAGACAATACTTGTATCTGTTTGGACACAGACAAGGCAAGATCTCCCAAGCTTTTGACCTGCTCTGGTTTAAGATCATAGCTTAGCTTGTTTAACTCTTTTGACACTTTGAACAGCAGTTGTTTGTTAATGTCCTTTAATTCCTTTATTTCATCAAAGGTTCTCTCGGCTAGTTCTAAGGCGTGTTTCTCGGTCATGATCTCTGTTGTCTTGCGATCTGTCGCCTTTGCTTTCTCCACCCAAGCACCTTGATGACACCAACGCTTTAAACTGTCGTATGATACCGAATTAGCAAGAATTTTGTATACTTTGTGCAATGTCCGACCTTGCCCCAATTGAATATATTGGGCGAGTGCTTCCTCTGGTTGTATTCTGCATTTTCTAGTCATATCAATACTTTATTATATTAGCTGTTATTAATTATTATTTTGTAATCTTTTCAAACTTCCTCTAAATGTCATAGAATGATAAAAGCTATAAAAAAGGATTTTCAGCTATTCAAGTCTGAAGTTAGGGCAATGAGAAAGCTAGATGTATTATATGCTGTTATAGTGGGTTTTGTTCTCATATCTATGATTTTAGATGTTTTCTTGAATTGGTCTGGTGCTTGGAATTAGATTAGATCTTGATGAATTGGGGCGAGATTAACTCGCCCCTTTTTTATTTGTTTAAGCTTGAGAAGATTTAACTATTTTTTGTGCTTGTTTAAATAGTCCTTTTACCTTTTTTATCTCCTCATCTACTTGCTTCTGTGTGATTAGCTTTCGTTCTTCTCTATTATCTTCAATGTATGCTTCTGCTATTTCATAAAAGTTTACTTCTTTTAAGGAAGCACTAAGAACATCAGAATAAAAGGAAGGTTTTAAATTTGGTTCTTTGTCTAAACATTCCATTTTTAACAGTTCGGACATTTTTAAGACTTGGTCTTTTTCTCTCTCTGTTTCAATTACAGAGTTAACAAGGGATTGAATTGAATTATAACTTTTTTCATCATTATCAAGCCAAAGCTTATAATTCCAAGTTTCATAGTTAGTCCAACCATTATAGTTTAATTTTTGCATAAATACCTCATATATTTAATTAATAATTATTGGTAATATATGTTTGTAATATTTGCAAACTATTATTATTTTATTTTGATGAATTAGGGCGAGATTAACTCGCCCCTTTTTTATTTGGTTTAAGCTTCTGCCTTTAACATAAAGCTTGGCATATGTTCTTTGGGAATGTCCTTAACTGTCTTATTGTTAAAGTATAGATCTCTTTCTATTCCCAAACCAAAAGCACATTTAACGCTTTGCAGTTCTGCCAATGTAAAATAACCAAGTTCATTATCGTGACCAGAGACATAGCCGAAAAACTCTTTATGTTTTGGGTCATACTCTGTTGCATACCAAGTCCAAGACCCTGTAGGATCAAAGAACTTGACGATAATTCTAGCGTCCAACCCTTTGCCGTCTTGTGATTGCAAGGGGTATTTACTCGCTAACTTCTCTATTGCTTTAGTCATTAATTGCATAATATATACTCCTATATTAATTAATGATTTATTCTTAATATACTATTGTAATAATTGCAAACTTATATTAAAAGAAATTAAACCATTTAGAAAAGGAGTATATTAATGGCTTTTGAAATAAGTGATAAATGGAAAGATCAAGCAAAGGATCAATTGGCTAGTGATACTCAGCTATGGGTGATTAATTCCATTGTTTCAACCTTTCCACATTTTAAGAATGATGTTGATGTAACATTACCACTTAATAAACTTGATGCTTCAGAAATTATTACCAAGCTGAAAGCATTAGAGAAAAAGGTAAAAGCGAAATGAACTTCATTAGAAAGTTTACTTTTATCCTAGCTACTATTATGATCATTTGCATTATAGTATTAGCGATTAATTTAATATCTTAACATTGGGGGGATCTTCCCCCCTTTAACTTTTGAAAGGAAAAAAGAAATGGCAATAAAAAACGAACTAAAAAAACTAATTGAAGAACAAAAGAAACAAAGTTTTACAGATCCAAGCCAAACAAATGATTGTGATGCTTTGGGTATAATGATTTCTCAAT